GTGAGGGTGTGTCAATAGGTCGTTTCTGAGCCTCATCCCAAGCGTTTGGAGTGAGCTTGCTCGTAGGTACGCCTGCTTTGATAGCCGACTCCGTAGAGACGAGCTTGTCGTTGTCAAGACCTTCGTTGGGAAGGAACTTGCCTCCCTCTCTTTTGCGGAAGTAAACCAAACGCCTCCAAGCGTGGTGACAGAACGCTCCGCCCTTCCACTTCCAAATAGAGTACACGCTTTGACCTTCCGGAGCGAACTGACCATTTACCCCGCTAAAGCTCATCATATCGATGTCCTCTTTGCGGAATACTACTCCCCCGTTTGCTGCTCCCACCATCTCACGGCAGAAGTCACGACTATTTGCCGAGATGTTGCGGGTGTAGGCGTAACGGATTTTGTACAAGCCGCTATCAAAGTTGCTGCGGTCATCAGCATTGCTGAAGTCCTCAACTGCGAAGTTGTACTGCTTGGCGAGGTGGGCATCCTCATTGTCAGGGTCGTTGACTACCTCGTCAGAAACGAGTTCCCATTCATCTAAATCAACGACCTCACCCTTTCCCCGCAGGGCCTCAATCCACTTGTGTTCTTCTTCGTGGGTGAATTCAGGTACTTCTTGCTTGAATTTGTGCGACTTCATCTGCGTGATGACGTTTGCAGAGTTGCCTGCAAAGAGGGCCTTCGCTACCTGTGGGTCGAACTGAAGCATCTGCACAAGGAAGGTGATGGCTTGGTCAACCGTAAGGATGCCGTCCTTCACGCTCTGCATAATCTGAAGCGAGCTTGAAATCTGCGCTCCGTTGTACGAAGCCTCCTTCTGAATCAGCTCCTCTTGAGCCTCTGCGGCTTTACCACCGACAGGAGTTGTTTCGGTGACCTTGATTCCTGTCTCCTCCTCAATGACTTGAGCATCCTCTACAACGAGGTTGCTGAACTCAAGCGGCTGAAGCGTCTTGAAGTAGATGTTCAATCGCAGGTCGTTGTACGAAAGGATTTTGTTTAAGCCGTCAAGAATCGTTTCTTGCATCGGCTTGATCACAATGTTCTCAAACAAGACAGAAGCCGTTTTAAGCTCCTCTGCGTTGTTTCCAAGACCTGTGTTGTCCTTGATGCCCATCAGCATCGGAGAAGTGATGCGGTGGGCAACCATCAGCTTCTGCATTGCCTCGTTGGACAAGAACTGATATTGGTTGTGCGCATCGCTCAACGTCACGGTGTCAATCGTTGCAGCAAGCTCTTTGTTGTCGTTGAACGCCAAGATGAACTTTCCTGCATTTGATGAGCCGCTGAACTTCTGCGCAATCTGCATTTCAATCTGCCTGCGCTCCTCCTCACTCGGTACTCCGTTGTTGAAGTTGATGAGCATCGAAGGCGCAAGACCGTTCTGAATGTTGTTGATGTGGAAGTTGGCCACCTCTTCCTCGAGATATGCAAAAGGAAGTCCGCCTTGGTAGTCCACGGGCGAGTAGGCGTAAAACCCTGCACGATAAGGTTTTATGTACAAAATCTCCATTGCATCCTGACTAAAACCAAAAGCAGGAATGCGCACAGGAGTCTCCCTGCGTTGAGCAACATCCGACCAATCTTTAGCGTAGTAGTAGGCTTCAATGTCCCCTTCTTCGTTTGGCTTTTCAGCACGAAGGCTTTCAATGGGAATATGCTCTACCTCTGCAATGGTGTTGTGGTCACGGCTATAAATAACCTGAAGGGCGCATTGGCCCATCATTTTGTAGTCGGCTACGATCTTGCGGATGCAGTCCTTGTGAAGCAATCCCTTCATTGCTGCGTATTCCGCAGGCTTCTTTGCTGAATCCGTAGCATCCAAGCCCTCACCATAGATGAAGTCTACTACACCATTGATCAGGGCGTTGTTGGTAGGTGAGCCGTTGTAGCGGTCAATCAAGTACTGAAAGTAGTTGTTGTCCTCGCCATATTCGATCCATTCCTTGCCCTGCACCTCCCGTATTTCGGGGGTGGTGTAGGAGCTGAAGTTGACAACGTGAACTTTAGATGATGATGAACTCGTTGTCGTAGCTTGTTTCTTCGGTGTAGACATTTTGATTGACCGTAAATTTGTCGTATTCGGTTTGTGAAGTTACGAAAACCCTATCACGATAGATTAGATTTCCCGCATTAAAAACCTTCAAACCATAGAAGCGGTTGTTGACCAACGAGAAAGTGCCTGTGAGGGTCATAAAACCATTCGCAGAGGCCGCAGTCACCGAAGGTGTAGCCGTAGTGTTTGTTGATTCGTCAATCAACTGAATCGTGACGCTCGCAGGGAAGGAGCGTGGGATGATCGTGATTGATTGAGGCGAAGCCGATACTTGAAGAATATGCATCTCAAGTAAATAACCTTTGGATGTTGAATTGTTGGAAAAAGAAAAAGGGGCCGAAGCCCCTAATCCATCCCATCACTTTAGCACTCTTTCGAATTGCTGAAGCAAATATACGTTAGGAATTTGAACCTACGGTGATAGTTACCGTAGCCGAAGAACATCCCGCAAAAGGATTGTTTTGAACCGCACCCTCGATGAAGTAAGCAGGAGCCTTCTCCTGACCTTCCAACGTCAAGGTGTAACCGCTAAGGTCACCCATTGCAGCACCGGTCACGACCGTGCCACCTGTTACCTCAGCACCATACTGCATACCCATAAAGAAGGCGTTGCCATTGTAGTCCTCTACAATTACTTGAGGACGTCCGTATGCCATCACTTTAAGTTGCTTGTTGTCTTGCTTCGTCAGCTTGGTCAACGAAAGGTTGAGGGTCTGCGTGAAGAAAGTCGTTCCGTTCTCACGGCTTGAGTTGAATGCTTGCTCAAAAGATGAGTTGCCCTTCAAGTCATATTTGTAAACGGTGAAAGTCCCACTGATGTCGGTAATTTCATCGAATGTTGCGGTTGCATCAGCGAAGGTGATTGCGCTGAAAGGGATGTCACCGAAGTCAGCGAAGTAAATTGCCCGCAGGCCACCCACCACATTTTTGCACGGAATTGCTCTGCCTAAAGATAAATCACAAGCCATTGTTTGTTTGTTTTATTAGAATTAAAAAAGAGGGCGAGGGCATAGCCCAAGCCCCCTCTTGATTTACATTAGGTCGAATTAAGAGTAGAGAACTACGTCTGAACCGATGCCGTATTGTACACCTGCGAAGAAACGCAAGATCACACGAATGTTGTCTGATCCGTCAAGGTCAGCCATATCAAGGACACGAACCTCGTTGCGCTCGTTCAGAAGACCTGTACCGAAGTAAAGGTTGCTTGACTGAGCAGCGACCATCTTGTTAGAAGGAAGTCCGTTGACCATAGCAACACGAACACCATCAAAGAACAAGTCACCCTGTCCGTACCACATAGTGCCTTTGTTGTCAACACCATTAGCACCAAGACCTGAAGTACCGAAGCCACCAAGCGCACGAACGTAAGCCTTAGCAACATTCTGTGGAACGTAGATGGTCAAGTCCTCCTTGCCGTAAAGGGCAGCAGGGATGGCATCCATTACCTTGCCAAGCTCGGTGATTACGTTAGCAGCCGTTACGGTAGTAGCGGTTACGTCAACAACGTCAGAGTCAGCAGTCATCAAAGAGATAAGACCTGAGAACTCACCTGCTGAAGCAGCGTTTCCGTTCCAAATGTTCTGCTCAATCTTCTGTGAAGTCTTGGCAGCTACGTGAGCAATCAAGAAGTCAGCAAAAGAAGCAGGGATGCTATCGTAAGCAGAGAAGCCCATTTGTCCACCGATCCAAGAATCGTAGTAGTCCTTCTTGCAAAGCTGAAGGTTTACTTGGAAAGGCTCTACCTCAAGGACACGATCGGTCAAAGTGAGGGTAGAGGTGGCGGTGAAGTCACAAGTGGCATCTTTTACGATGTCATCAGTACCTACCTTCTGAAGGGTCGTTTTGAAGTTTACGTTTGGAAGGATCTCGATGAGTCCCTTGTCAAGCGTGTCTGCGCTCAAAAGAGCAGCAGAAATATATTTGGAGGCAAAACTGCCCGCATAATTTGTCGTGATCGAGGTGGTCGTAGCCATTTGATTTTGAGTAAGTTATATTATTTGTTAAGACGTGCAAGGACTCGGTCAATCGACTTCATCGGACGATTAAATTCAACCTTGTTGGCTTGCTTTGTTGCAGGATTGTGCTTGATTGGCTTGGCAGCAGCTTGAGCAGAAAACTCCTTCTTTGCAGAAGCCATCTCCTCTTTGTACTTAGCCATCTCATCCTTCATTTTTTTCATCTCGTTCTGAATCTCCTCAACAAGTGGAGCAACGGCTTCAGCGACTGCTACCTCGATAACGGCAACAACCTCTTGGGCTACTTCAGACACGGCCTCCTCAGCTACTTCTTCAGCAACTGCAACGGCTTCTTCTGACTGCATCTCAACTTCAACTTCAACCGGAGCTTCAGTTTCTTTGATCTCTGCAATCATTCCTTCTTCAACAATCACGAGGATGCGACCATCTTCGAGCTTGTGTTCTCCTACGGGAGCAGGTACACGGTCTTCGCCACTAACGACAAAAACTTCGTTGCCTGCTTCAAAGGCTTCAGCCTCAAGAACGGCTCCGTTCTCAAGGTTCATAGTTGCAAACTTAACCTCACGCACGGAGGCCAATTCTGCAAGGATTCGGTTTAGGATTGAATTTGCTTTCATATCTAACTAAATAAAAAGGGGTTGGTTAATTGTTACATTTTTACAAGTCCTGCCAAAGCGTGTTGGTAGCCTCCCATCGGGTGTTGATGGTCTGCCATTCCTCGCCTCGTATGCGGACGCTAATGCCCTGACCTACGAGTGAGCCGACACCCTGCGCTTGCAGAGACCCATCGCAGCACGCTCGTGAGTAGGTGTTGTTCTTGCATAGACATCCCCTGTTGCCGCCTCTTGGTGAGGCTACGGGGAGACGTTGTGGTCTCATCATCGTGATTGGGTTCTTTGAATGAAGAAAATAATATCCCACACAAGGATGTCCCCACCGACTGCGGTCAACTGCCAAAAGTTGCCGTTGGTGATGAAGTCCTCATCCACGTAGTATTGGAACACTTGGTGAAATGGATGCTCTACTGCGTTGCCTCGTGGGAAACTAATGGTCGAAGCCAATCGCTCGTATGGCGTTCCGTTACCTCCCTCAAGGCGCAACTCCCCGTAGCTTTGTTGTGCGTTTGCTGCGCTCGCTTTGAACACGACTGTTGCAACGTAGGTATCGTTCTCTTTAATGCCATATACACGCCCTGTGGTGGGGTTGTACAGGTCAGACGGAGTGTTGAGGTATGAGGTGATTGTTGCTCCGTTATTCGGCAGCAAAGCAGCCACACCATCAGCAAACGTCAGCTTACTGCTTGAGGTGTACTGCCCATCATCCCAACGCACCCAACCAAGCCCTTGAGCATCGCTTGAGTTCAGATTGACCCAAGCACCGCTACGCACAATCCAATAGCCCGTCTCGGTTTGTACAATAGAGCCTTCTTCAATGGCGTAGGTCAGACGCTCCGCATCCGTGATGACATCCGTCTGAACCTTGATAGCCGAGTTTAGTGTAGTGGTCATAATTTACCGAGTTCTTTCAGTTTAGATTCCGCCCAACGCTTGCCTGCAAGACCACCCCACAAAAGGTAGCTGATGGTGCCGCAAGCGGTGGTGTCGTTTTCATCGTAGTAGGTCTCGGCTCTTGATAGGTAAGAGTGCATCCGTGTGATGGTCTCTACACTCAATGGCTTGCCCTGTGCGAGCTGCTGACCACGCAACTTGCCTACTGCCGTAGCGCATTTGTTGCCGCCCTTTTCGTTCAGCTCGATGCCACGCTTGGCGTTGTTGCTGACCGCCTCAGGATAGTCCGCAAACGATTCCATCTCTACACGCTTTCCTGACTTCTTGCGTCCGTCACGTTTGATGATAGCTACGATTTGCGACAATGCGAGGGCTGCCTCTTGCTCCTCGATCTTGGCAAGGTCTTGTTTGGCGAAGTTCATCTTGTCAACGAAGTACCCTTCGATACTGAAGCCCTTAAACTCGCCATCCTTCACACGCCTCCAAATGCTTTCGTTGTCAATCTTCATAGACACCATCCACGTTCCGACAGGCAGATCAAGGCCGTAGGCACGGCTCTTGTCAAGGGTCTCGTCCTCGATGATCCACGACTCCACAATCGTAGTGCCGTCCACATCGTAGTCGTGTTCGATGGTAGCGTTGTTTTGGTAGCCGTTCTTGAAAAACAACTCCATTGCCTTTCGCACGGTGTCCTTTGAGAAGTAGACGTAGTATTCGTTCTCGCCATCGGTGCGATAGATCGGCTTGTCCGGCACGAGTGCCGCACCCATCAGCAGACGCTTCTCTTGGTTTTGCATCGCAAAGAGCTGACGCTTCTGAGCGTTGAGTGCGATGAAGTCTTCTTCGATGGCAGGATGCTCTACCAATGAGATGGCATCGATGCCCGTGAGGGCCATCGTTTCGTCAAGTATAAGTTCAATGAGGTTCATTAGCCGAATGTTGCAGTTCTTACTCTACGTCTTTCAAGTTCTTGTGCGGTTGATACTTCGCCTCCTACCACATACGCACGAAGTGGTTGGTCGAATTGTGCGCCTATGCCTGCTGCAAGTTGGTTGGTTCCACTCTGCCCAACGATGTTGAATTGAGGTTGTGGGATTGAACCGCCTCCTGCTGCCGCACCGGATGCTGATGGAGTGGCAGGCTCTTGGTCGCTCCATTGGAACTTTTGTGCGCTGATGGCAGCGATACGAGCAAGGCCACCTGCAATAGCGATACCCGCAGCGATAGCACCACGAGCAGGTGAGTCAGGTGTAGGTACAGGAGTGAACTGAGAGGCATACGCCTTTTGAGCCGTTGAATAGGTAGAGATGATTGTCTCACCAATGTTTAGGGCTTTTTGGCGATTAAACGCCTTTTGAGCAGCCTCCTTGTTGTTGGCATCGTAGATACTGTTCAGCTCCTTGAGGGCTGAGATGGTGCCGAGGGCTGAGTCGGTTGCAAGGTCTTGAAGCTGCTGACGGTAGTTGCGTTCCTTTTCAAGGTCTTCTTTGCGGATTTTGTCTTTCGCATCTGCTGCCTCCTTCTGCTTTTTCAGACGCTCAAGCTCAGCGTTGAAAGCACGCATATCCTCGTCCTGTTCGAACTGAGCGATAGATACGATATCAGCAATGCGCTTCTCACGAGCCTCTTTTGCAATGCGAGCAACATTCTCCTCGTGTGTCTTGAGAGCCTCCTCACGTCTTTGGTTCTCACGATTTAGAATCTCAAAGCGATCCTGTGCTGCCTTCGCTGAGTTCGCCTTTCGCTTCTCGTTGATCGACTTTTGGTTTGATAAATTAAGCGCACGAAGCTCTGACTCCTTGTCAAGAATCTGTTGGCTAATGTCAAGTTGGGCCTCTGCGTCATCAAACAAGAACTCTTTTCTGCGAATGAGGTCTAACTTCTCTTGTTGAAGAAGTGCTTTGCGTTTTTCATATATTTTTGAGCTTGCTGCTCCTGAAGCCTCAAGTTCAGCGACCTCACGCTTGAGTGCGTTTGTACCACCACTACGAGCCTTTTGCTCTTTGTCAAGAGCATCAGCAACATTGCGCAGCTCTGCAACGTATTCTTTTCGTGCGTCAGTAGCCTTCTTCAGAGCCTCTGCTTCTTCTTCTTCGCTCTGCACCAACTCATCGTAGAGCTGAATGATGCCTTGAATGGCAAGGATGGCGATACCAAATGCAGCCGTTTTGAGAGCAAGGTCAAGACCTTTGATGCCTTTGGTAGTAGCTTTTACTGATGCAAACGCCTGAAAGAAGGCATCTGACATACCACCCGTCAAGTCGTTGATTAGTCCCTTGATAGGTGACACCGCATTCTTGAGGGTCTCAAAGTCCTTTGTGCCTTGCTTGACAGGCTCTGTGATGCCGTTTAAATCATCCTTGACGGCTTTGGCCTCCTTGCGTACACCCTCAAGCTCTTTCGTGATTTTAGAGGCAACAGGGGTAGCATTCGTGGTGATGCTAATATTAATATTTACTTCTTCAGCCATTGCCTTCTAATGATCTTTTTTGCGTCTTGCCAAGTGCTTGGGAGGTGGTACTTGCCTTTTGCTATCTCTACGTTTTCGCTGACCCCTACCCAATCTTCAGATTGAAGCACGTCAACTAAATAACTTACAAAACCTTTTTTCATACTACGCTTCTTCTTCTTCGACAGGGTTCAATGGTTCGGATGGCGTTGAGTAAATGCCTGACGTTGTAGATTGGTCATCGTTCAACAATTCAAAATTGCACTTGCCCGTAGTCATATTCACTGACACGGAGTTCACGGTGTACTTGGTGTTGTTCCAAATCACCTTGTTTTGCAGGTTCAATGTGATGATCTCACCGATTGGTAGCACCGCAGAGACACTCACGAGCCTCCGGCTCTTGTTGTACAGGGTCGTGATGTAGTCCGCCCAATAGTTGTAGTACAAGCCGTTCTTGACCACCTGCAAAAAGTAGGGGTCAATGTTTGCACCAAAACACATACTATTTGCATCAAAGAGCGTTTGGTCGTATCGGTTAGATACGTTGGCATACCAACAAGTGCTGATTGTGCGGACGGTGGTGCCGTCAGAGTCAACGTATGCTATTGGGTTTGACGTTAGGTCGTAAGTATCAAAGTACCCGTAGAACAATACAGGCGCACCTAAGTACGGGTTGAAGTTGCCCTGATCGTCTGCCTCAGTCGTGATGCTCTTGTAGCAAAGTACATTCGTCAGCGCACCACCATTCTCATTTGTCAGTCGCTCAAACAATGGGCATTCAAACGGAAGCTCGATGCTGAAGTTCTCAGCGTCAAAATTAAACGTAGACCTCAGGTCACCGAATCCGATTGAGTTCGTTTGCTGATATTGGAATCCGAGTATCTGCTCTGTCTCTTGATACTTGAACTCAATCTCACGATATACAGGCGGTCTGCCCACTGTGTATTGAGTGATGTCAAAGTAGGTTTGATAGTATTGGTCAACGCTATCGTTGTACCAATCGCTCAACGGCTGAAGCAAAAACGAGGTAGAACTGTTTGGCACGATGACCAAATTGTGCATCTTCACGATGCCCGTCAAGAAGTCAACGACCCGCATCTCAGGCATCAGGTCAGAGACCACCACCTTGAAGGTGATTGTCTGAGTGGTGGTTTGGTCAACTGAGAACTCGTTTGCAACAGGCAAGCCCGTCTCACGGTCTAATTGGTCAACCGAGTAGTCGGTGCATTGGAACGTGATTGAGTTTGCTGCCTGTGGGCGGATTGCCAACTGCACGTTCGTTCCGAGAGGCACATACAAATCAAAGCTGCGTTGAATGCTTGTGACGTGGTCATCAACGAGTGCGGTTGCTTGAAGCTGACCATTGAAGAAAACACCAAGCTCGTAGTTCTCGGTGCCGCTTCCCATAGTGATCAAGAACTGATAGTCGTTGTCAGCAGGGCTTGTCCACGTTTCGGTGGTCAAGTTAAAGTCGCTGCCGCTTCCCGTGTTTCGGTTGAAGTTAATCAACGTCCAAGCGATGTCGTTTCCACTTGAGAATAGATAGCCTTCGGTTCGGTGCAGCCATAGCGACAGGTCAACAAACGGAATCGATGTCAAGAAGTCACCCGTGAATGTGATTCCGTATTTTGCTTGTATTGCAGTAAGTATTGCCGTAACCTTGAGGGCAGGCTTTAATTCGTACCAATGGATGCCGTGAGCCGTTGCTGATCCGTTTGCTGCGATGTTTGAATCGCCTACGTCTGCGATATTGGAATCGTAGTACCAATTCTTAACCGGACTCATAAGCGGGTAAAAGAAGTCAGCATCCGTGTCTGAAGCAAAACGGAAGCGAACCTCGTCATCGGTGTAGTCGTGGTCGTATGCGCTGAAGTTTAGATCGTACAGGTGGTCATCACCAAACAGGTCGGTAAGGCTCACCAAGTCCCCATAAAAAGTCATCGTGTAGGCATACGGCTCCGTGCCTTTGAGCTGCACGCTTTCAATCTCAATCACCCCCGTGCGGAATGGGAGCGAGTTGATTTCGATTCTTGCTTCCTGACGCAAGCGTCCGTCAAAGGTATTGGTGACCTTGTCACTCGCTCCACCTGCGTTCCAAGTAGTCACGAGGGACTGCCATTGGATTCCGATGCTATTCCAAATTGGCAAGCCACCTTCGCTCGAAGTGGTTATGCTCGCAGAGGTTACATCGGGCTTGTAGTAGTACGCAAGGATCTCGTTGTTGCGTGGGCTTGCAGGTACCGTAAAGCTCTGCGTGAAGTCCGTGAACACCTTGCTGATGTCCTGCACGTTCTGCACCGATAGGTTGATGCTGATCTGCTCGTCATCAAAAATGTCAAGGCGGTAGCCGTTGACGTAAATATCAACCTTGTTCATCGGATCAAGCTGCGTTCGTCAAACCCAAAGTCAAACGTCATCGTGTAGTTGATGAGCTTCTGATTGACGTGCTTTTGGTACTCGACAGAACCACGCTGAGGCACTACGCTCACCCATTGGTTGTCTTTCAACACGGCAACGTATTCGCTCATCAGGATGTCTTTGATGGTTTCGTCATAGTCTTGGTCTACAAAGCCCGTGTTGAGCGTTAGATTGTTGCGAGAATTTACATTGAACGAGTTGTACTTGCCTACCTCCAAAGAAGGGATTGTGAAGCCATCGTTGTAGATGCTCTTTTGGTACGAGTCCTGTGTGAAGTTGCCACGCTCATCGCTGCGCTTGAAGAAGGTGATGAAGTCAGCAACTCCAAAGCGGTTGATGAATGCGATTTGGTATGGTGTGTACTTCGGCTCGCACACGAGGTAGTAGCGTACCGTGTCGATTGTATCGCCTCCTGAATCCTTTAGGATGACATCGTAGTAGTCACCTTCAGCGTGATTTGATGGCTTGATGCTTGCGTCAACCCAAGTATTGTTCTGAAGGTTGGCAGGGCCAACGCCTGCGTAGATGATAAGGTCTCGTGTGTTGGTAGACGTTGGGTCAGGTGGTGTGGTGCTTGATACGCTTGTGTACAAGACATCTGCATCACCATTGTTCCAAGCGATCTCAATCTCTACAAAGTCGTTTGCAACGCTATTGTTGATTGCTAACGCCTCGTAATTGGTGACAAGGCATTGTCGGTCTCTGCTTGTTGCAAGCACCAACTGAGTCACGGGTGACGGAGTTGGGTTCATCATAGTTGCCCATCCATCGGTACTGATGTACCCGTAGGTTGTACCCGACCCCCAAGTGGCAGTAGTTACCGCAGCACCATTGTTAGAGTAGCTCCAAGAGCCTTGCGGACGCACCCACAGGCATTCACCTGACGGGCTTTGGGCATAGCCGATGTCATTCCAAATGTTAAAGTTGTGAGAGAATTCAGAGCGCACAAGGTCGCTGATTTCAAAGTTGATGACCTCGTTGACCGAGTACCCCTTTGATAGCGTGTAGTTATTTGTTGCGGCTGCTGCTTTTGTACCTGAGTAGATGGCGAGATTCAACGTCATCTCAGTCAGCGTGTCGGCTGCAAGCGTGTTGTTCTTGCCCGTGACGAACTGTGGGCTGCGAGCCATTGCAAGGCTGCTCGGTGTGGATAGTACAGGAACACTCATTCTTTCGGTGGTTGTAAGGTAAATCGTAAGAAGTCAGCCACGTCAAGGGCGTAGGCTTTGGCAATCTCCTGAGGGAGTTGCTCGAACTTTAGTTGGAAGGGGCGGGTGAAGAAGCTCGTTGTCCGGATGCCCTTGTTGTAGATGCTACGGGTGATCAGGAACGCAGTTGAGTCGTAGCTCATAAAGCGACCCTTTTTGTCTCTGAACTGAAACTTGCGTGCCTGTACCCATTGGTTGATGGCACGAGTCAGACCGCCTTTCATACCGCTTTCACCTGAGCCAAACTTGAATGGGCTGCTTGGTGCTTTGGCGTTTGAGGATTTACCCTGCACACCATAGTCTTGGAATTTCCAATAGGGCGCAAGCTCATCCATTTTCCAACGCAAGGCGATGGAGTTTGGGCCTACCTCAAGGTCATACTGAAGCGACTCGTACAGGTTGCCTGTGACGTTCTTTTTGTTGCGGGTGAGGTTAGACCTCGCCTGCTGCACAACGCCCTTCGCAAACTTCTCAAGGCTTGCCTTTACATTGTCTTGACGTACCTGCATTTAGCAAATGCTGATTTCGGTGTTAGCAAGCAGCACATCGAAGTTTGCAGTCCATCCCGCAAGCAAGTTTTCGAAACGCTCCGTGAAGGGTTGACACGATGGGTTGCCATCCAACTGATACAAGTCGGAGTACAACTGTCCTCTGCGTAGCTCCTGCACTACATCGTTGATGACGGCAAGCTGCGTGTTCAGGATGTCTTGTACGTTGCTCGTTCCGTAGAACGGCTCACCCTGCGCTCGTGGGTCTTCTTTGGTCTCATCGATGACATCCATACAAATGAGGCTGACGCTCATACGAACGACCTGCCCCTCAAAGGATGCTTGGTTGATCATAATGTGCGACAAGGGAAAGATGGTCTGCTTGTTGAGGTCTACATCGTACACATCGCCAAAGGTCACCACATTGACTTGGCTATGCGCTTCAAGGGTGTCCTTGAGCTTTTGGGTGATGTCGTAGAATTGTCTCATCGTTTCAGTTGTTTTTTCAGAATCTTGTTCTCGGTCTCTATGCGGTCTTTTTCAAAGGTCAGGTAGGTGAATGCGAATGCTGCTGACATTTTTGATACCTGCTCAATCTTTAGGGGGTCACCTCCTGAGAGTTGGTGGTAGATGGGAAACCATCCCCACTTTTTAGAAAATTGAGCAGCGGGGTCAAATTCATCTCCTCCTCCTTCGCCAAAGAGGTCAGGGAAGCGACTGACAAATCTTTTCCTAAAGTCCAAAAAAAAAGCATCGCACCGATCGTCACATCAAGGGGCATCTCCTTCATCTGCTCTGAGTACTTGTCAGAGCCTTCGTATTTTTCTATCTCGTACCGGTTGCCAAATGTTGCAACCACAGGGCGGTAGAGAACCGCCATTGCCTTGTGCATCATAGACCAATCGCTGATGTATTGGTCAACGTCATTCAGCTCACCAACGGTGATCTCCTCAAGCGATGGCAAGAAGCCAAAGGTTTGTTTGCCGATGGTAAACTTCTGCGTGAGGTTGGGCTTCTCTGCAAAGGCGTTCATCAGGATGCTTGTGACGCTTGTGAGGCTCGATGACTTCATCTGAAGGATGACATCCATCTTTACGCCGCAGAAGATCTCAACCGCCTTGCGTGACAGGAACTCGTCATCACCTTCAAGGCGAACGAACTTCTGATAGTCAGCGAGCTTTATCTCGCTCATCTTATTTGGCACAATGAGCTTCATCTCTAAAATAACCTTTTGGATTTAACGTATGGCATAGCGTCCGTAGTTCGGTCTGCTGAGTTTGTTGTAGGTGGCGTAGCGCACCGCATCGATGGCGTGGTTGAATGCGTCAATGGGCTTGTTCAAGAGGTTGCCGTTCTTGTCTTCTACCCATTTGTAGTTTTGCATTTCCTTGATTAGGTTGTTGCTTCGTGGGGTCACGAATATCTTGTGTCGCTTCAGCACATCAATACCCACGATGACGCTATCTGCGCCCTTCTGCGTGGGTTTTACGTTCCATCCCATACGATGCAGCTCCTCAATGGATTTGGGTTCAGCAGAGTCAGCAAATACCTCTGACCTCCGGTCAAGGTTTAGGGACTTGAGATGGTTGCTGATGTCGGGGTTGGTTAGCCCCGTTTGGTAGATGAGTTCATCAAGGTACAGGTTGTCTCCTGATTTGTACACCGCAACGAGTGCAGTCGGGTCGTTGGTGTAGCCAAAGTCCATCCCGTAGGCTAAGAGCGTTGCACCCTGTGGGACTTCTGCGTTGCCGAACTGAAAGATAGTAGCACGGCTCATACCACGCTCACCCAAGCCATAGATGCGCCAATAGTCCTCATCGGTTGTTGCGAGACGCTCAATCTCATCAACGATGGACTTGTCAAGAAAGGGATTGTCCTTGTAGGTACTTTGTATGTACGTTACATCATCACGGGTCAGGAGCCTATCGTAAATCCAATGGAACGCATCTGAAGGGTTGTAGTCAATCCATATCTTGCCCGTTGTACGAACCAAGAGCTGAAAGAAGTCCTCCCAAGATAGTTCGTTTGCTTCGTTGCAGAATAGGTAGTCACGTCTTGCGCCACGCTTCTTCTGCGGTTGGTCAAGGCTGATGAACTCAAAGAGGTTGCCGTTGAGCGTGTAGGTGTAGTCCGACTTGTTGTGGCGTGACTCATCGTAGAGGTCGAGGTTGCGCAGGATCTCAAAGAAGTCCCTGTATGCAGTCATCTTGAGCGAGGGTAGCGACTTACGCACAATGGAGAAGACCTTACCCTTCTCTTGCATTGCGATGATGATCAGCATCTGCAAGATGGAGTAGGTCTTACCTGACCGGCTACCGCCTTGATTTACGACTATGCGAGTGGGCGCAGTATAGTTGCGCTCAAATAGCTCACTTGTCTTGACTTGCAGAACGGACAATCTCTACCTTGATTTGGGTTAGCTCATCCGATACCTCGTGTGAGTTCTCGACTCTTGCGAGCTTGGGGGTCGTGTACTCCGCCATCTTGTTCAGAAGGTCGAGTGCGCCCTTCGGGTCATCGGCTGCAACTTGCGTCAGCCATAGCGTCATATTCTCAAGGTTGGCTTCTATGAGGTTTTGGAACGCCTCACGGATCTTGTTTGTCGTTTTGTTTGCTGCTCCCTTTGGTTTGCCCGCAGGGTTGCCGCTTACTCCTTTTTCAAATGGCATTGTTTCAAATTGTATTTATCAACTAAATAACCCTATACCTTACTCATTCGCAAAGCGTGGGTTGCCTTCAGCAATTCCTTATAGTGGGTCTTGTCCCCGAATGCGTTATGACACGCACGGCACAGGGCCATCAGGTTGTCGATGGTATCTGCGTGCTTTGAGCCTCCCATACCTCGTGCCTCGATGTGGTGGATGTCTACGGCTTTTGATTGGCATACCTCGCAGGGAATCCAATCGGTGGTGTCGTATCCCATCCCTTTGAGGTAGACCTTTGTGTGGTTCTTCATTTTTGGTAGATCCAACAATCGTCAATGAACGTAGCGTGAGGGAGTAGCTCGTCTACTGCTTGGATGACTCCTTTCCAATTTTCGTGATAATCGTCTCCTGCTATGTAGCCTCCCTTCTTTACTTTAGGAAGCCATAGCTTGATGTCTTCTTTGACTGCTTCGTAGGAATGGTCAAGGTCTATGAATACCACGTCCAATGACTCGGCTTTGAACTTGCGTGCTGCTGCTTTGGATGTTGCTTTGATGGCGGTGTAGTTCCGGGCACCCATATTCTCCAAGAACAGTTGGTAGATGTCTTTGGTCTTTGCGAGCTTGTAGTACGAGTCCAAGTATTCTGCCGTCCCTTTGAAGGAGTCAACGATGAATATGTTTTGGCCTGTTGCTTTGTCGCACAGGTAGGATGAGGACTTGCCGAGCCAAGCACCCAACTCAACGAAGGTTCCGTCTTTGGGCATATTGGCAAGGAGGTAGTCGTATGCTGCTTGGTGGTTGAACCACCCATCAATGTCTTTGTAGTTTTTCATCGTAAAGCGTTATAATAGCAAAGGTAGGCATCTACGCAGATAAGTGTTCCCTGCTTGGCTACTACCTCTGCAAAGGTTCCATCTGCCTCGTAGGTGTTATTGAATCGAATCTTGGGAACGTGGTAGGGTTTGAACATAAAGCAGGCGGTGTCTATGTTGCCGACTCTTGGTTGGTCTGTTGGGCGGAGCCGTCCCTCTTGTCCCCACGTCACGATGGACGAGTCAAGGGAGTTTAGGTTGTTCCATTCAACGATGAACTTGGGGTGTAGAATGTTGTCATCATCCAAGAAGTAAACCCAATCATCTTGCGTGAATTGGTCTTGGTACAGGTCAAGGAACTCGTTGCGTAGTGGGTGTCCCCAATGTCCTGTGTTCTTTGAGTAGTGGGTTACGTTTGCGCCTGTTGCTTCCTTGAAGTCGCAATTTGCGTCCATCATCACTACCCACGTTGCGTAGGGTGGGATGTACTGTTTGATCCTCTTGAGGTTTTGAGGACGTGAGCAAGGGGTTACAATGTAAAGCATCGGAGTTCGTTGATTTTGGTCATAGTGTAGTCTTGGACGAACTCGTATAACGATTCCGCTATGTCAGCAACTTGATTGGGGTTGTCGTTTAGTCTCTTGATTGCTGCTGCCCATTCAGATGGGTGAGAGATGGCAATGCAGTTGTCCTTTGTGATGTAGGGCAGGTAGGGTTCCGTCTTGCTTATGATCAGGGCGCATTTGCTGAATCCTGCCTCAAGCATCTTCAAGTGCGATTTACACTTTGCGAACTCGGATGTTGAAAGCGGCACAAGGCTCACGTCAAAGAAGTCGTAGAGCTTATGGTAGGCCACAGGCGGGAAGGTCTTGAGGGTGGTCTTGGCCTTCATCATCTGCGGGTAGTTGTCCACGTCAGCAACAAATGCCTCGTACCCCGTGAGGTCAATGGTTGATTCACGCACGTCAATCTGATGGTGGTTGCCTCCGATGTAGCCAAAGCGTACTTTGTCGCTCGGCTCTCGCTCTACCTGCCAAGTGGGTACGCTGATTCCGTTTGGGATGATTCGGATGTTGCGGTTGTACCGCTTGACCTTTGAGGCAAGGTGCTTGTTGGTGACCCACACCTCGTCAGCTACTTTGAGCGACCGGATGATGCGGTCTTTCATCTTGTCGGCATAGATGCCACGCAAGGGATGGGTCGGAGGTAGCACCCACCAATCGTCCTGATCAACGATCAGCTTGATGCCCTCACGCTTGCATAGGATCACGAAGTCATCAAACGGCTCAACGGGAAACGCTCGTGAAGCGAAGACGTGGGTGACCTTAGGCCACACCTCAGGGTCTACATCCGTGATTTTTTCTACAAAATAAATGTCCGCCTCCTGATGGCAAATCAGAGGGGCGAACACACGGTGATAGGACACGCCTGAGTTTGGCTTGTGGAATGCTACCACAAATGGTCTACTCATAGTGTTCGCCTGTATTTCCGTTCTGCCCGATGATGTCCATCCGTGCGTTCAGCTTTTCTTCTTCATCCTGCCAACGTGCGTGAGCTTGGCATTGCGATTCTTGATATTTAAACCATCCTTTCATTGCTTTGCGCTCAAGGTAGTCGCTCCACATCTTCGCAGCTACTGCTCTGCGTTGGGGTTTGAAGGGATAGGTCTTGCGTAGGCGAGCCATCGCAATCCTCATAAATTGGTCTCTCATAGCGATAAATCGTTTTCGATTAGTAGTGAATGCAATTTGTCTCTTGTTCTCTCGTAGGCTTTGTGAACCTCATCAGGCATTGAATCAGGAGCGTACTTGGTATTGGCTCTCAAGAAGTGGTCAAGCTCCCAAATGATGTAGGCGTACTTGCCTGCGTTGACGGCCTTCTCAAACTCGTCTTGCTCATCGGGTAGGTTGTATTCAAGTGTTGCTTTCATTTCTCGTTAGTGTCTAAGGTGGTTAATCCATCCATCAAACTCAAGAACGGGAAGTTCTTTTCTGTAACATTCAATTGCAAATTCTGCATATTGCTGCGCTGCATACTTCTCAATTTCTTTGGCTTGTTGCCATTCTTCTATGGTGATTGCACGAGATTTGTCTATCTCCATCAACCACTCTACTGCTGTTTGTTTCATTTCTCGTTTGTGTTAAATGTTATTGCCATCTAAAAAAGTCAGAATCCATTTCTTGCTTATAGCCAACGAAACCATACATAGCAATAGCCAAAGCATAGTACATTGGAATAACGATGTATGTTAATGGGTGATATGGATTGAGTCGCTTAAGTGTGTATGTTCCGTACTCATTTACGTGCGTCTTCTTTTGTATCACATACAAACGTTCTAATAGTTCTCTCATTTCTCGTTGGTGTTAAAGGTTAATAGCTGTAATAATCATCCATAATTACTCTTATTTGCTCAATTCCTTCCATTATCTTTTTAAACGCATCTTCTAATTCAGAATTGTCGCCATAAAAGATATGTCCATATTCTTCTATGTGATGATAGAAGTCAATTATTTCTTGCATTTCATTCTTGCGAAGCTCTCCTATATTTGGCATTTCTCGTTGGTGTTAAAGTTCACCGAAGATGGTGTACGAGTCCAAGTCCTCACCCAAGATGAAGAACTGCTTGTACAGTTCAATTGCCTCAAGCGTTTTTCTTTCGCCTTCCGCTACGAACTCAGGACTGATAGAATAAATCCCCACATCCAAGCTCGCCTTGTCAATGGCGATAAAGTAGAACTTGTCAATCGGCACACCAAACAACCGAGTGTAGATGAACGCCTGTACATCGTAGCCATACTTCTTTGCAGAGTAAGGGAATGCCCGTAGGTCGGTTGTTGTTTTCAGGTCAGCCAAGAAGCCATCAGCAATGATGTCTGCCTTTGCTCGGAAGGGCATACCCTCTATCAATCCGATTGCAGGCTTCTCAAACTCGCAGCCCTCAATCATTGACAAGAAGTATTCGTTGCGAAGCAGGGCATCAGCGATGCGTTGAGCTTCGTTGTACTCCTTACGGGTACAGATGTTGCGCTTGCCTTTAGCATCTTGCCAAGCCTTTGCGTTCTTGCTTTGCACCTCTATCACCTCGTACTCCTCTACCTTGTGAGGCTCAAGAGCCATCAGGTGAACCAAGCGACCAACGGCAAAGGCATCGGAGTCCTCGCTGCCGTACTTGGTGACGTAGTGGTAGGTCTTGGGTGAGGTCAGCAGCAGCTTGCAAGCCGATGATGATAGGGCGTTCTTTGACAGGTTGCCGTAGTAGAAGGAGTCATCCTGCATCTTGGCAAGGACTGTGTCCATATCCCAAGTGCTTCCGTCAAGTAGTTCTATGATTTTCATTTGATTGGTTTTGTTAAAGATAAGAAAAATTGCTTATTTACGAAAATTTGAATCGTACCATTCCTCAAACGGCACACGAATCAGCGCATCGTGGTAGGCGTGGCGCAGGTTGACTTGCTCCATCAACTCAATATCCTTGAGCATTGATTCAGACAGGTCTATTGTCTTCAGCTCTCGCAATGTTTGGGCAATCGTTTTCATTCTTCTGATGCTACGGTTGTTGCCCAATTAATGTACGCATAGTAAATCTGCTCATCAAGTGCAGGCGGTGGGTTATGGATGGATGATGTGGGGTAGGCGGTTGTCATAATGTAACCGTCTACATCCGCTTGCTCCTCGTGGTAGGTGATGTCCATCTCGTAGGCGTAGAAGTCGTTGACGTGGGCATAGCCAAGCCAATTAGATAGAACTTGGTCAGAGTTCAGGTTGTCGGGGTCGTAGTCCTCAAGGGCATCCCAATAGGCTTGCGGAAGCACGTCCTTGTCTTCAAGCCAAAACTTCAAATCTTGATAGTCAAAATTCATAGTCCAACGATTTGAAGAGTCCATAAATAAGCCCATAAAACTACCGCAGCTGCGATGGCTTGAGCAACAAAAGAAAGTATGTGTTTCATTCTGATTGGTTTTAAATGATACCCAAATGTACACAAAGCATTGACACCCACAACACTATGGCTGAAATAGAATATACTTTGAATAAAAAAGAGGGCTATTTGCCCTCTCTCCATTGTGTGTAGCAGATTGCTACTGCTTGATCCTTGTCGGTGTACTCGCTTGCGATTGCCTCCACACATCTCTGAATGAAGTCGCTTTGCTTCTCACCTGCTTGTGGCTTGGGAATTGGCATAGTGTAAATAAGTGTTGATTTGATTCATTAGCTGCGGCTTATCCTTGATGCCGTCTGCGTTGTAGTAGACGTACAGGTAGGGCGCAAACTGTTCTTTGTAGCGTTCGTTTTTTGCTCGGTGGCCCTCTTTGGCCTTCATCTGATATGGGGTACTCATCATTTGGTAAGACTCAGGCTTAATCTGCACGCCAAGAATCAAGGTCTCACCGAAGTACATCTCTGCGTCAATGCAGTAGTCGTGGTCTACCTCAAACGAAGTGCGCTTAAAGTGTGCCTCAGGGAATGCAATGTTGAGGTCGTGAATGACCATCAGCTCTTTTGCAAAGCCGTTCCACGTCTGACCAAGCACACGGTGATAGATGTACCTTTTGATAGTCATCTCATCAAGGTCAGGCAGGCGTTCCGTTAGGGCATCAAAAGCAATGTAAAGGCCATCCCATCCCTGCACATCCTTGTAATACTGTTCCCATCCCTTTTGATTTGGGTTGTCGGTGGTCTCGTAGTAGTCCGAAACCAACCGGACGCATTCACCAACTACATCCTTGCTGAAGTACGGATTGATCTTGGCGTTCTTGTTTAACGACCTGAATACATCCTTCGGGATGTCGATGGTGTAGATCATCAGTAGGCGTTGTACAGGGTCTCCAATTCTTGCACACGAGTCCTTAGGCAAGATCCGCAGCCTGTTGCTTGCACTCGGTCGTGAAAGACACGGTTGTAGATTTTGTTGATCTCATCCTGCTGCGCAGCCGTAATCACGTTCTTGCCCTTCACGGTTCCAATGAACTCATACTCGGCTTGCGTCAAACACTCAGGCTTCTTGTATCGGAACAACTGATTGAGCTTCTCCTTGCGGGCTTCGCAGCCGCAGTCGATGCCCGTCTGCTCGCTGAACCAATCTACCGCAGCTTTGATTCCGGTTGCGGTGGTGATTGCCTCGATGGTGTCACCGAGTCCGCTATTCTTCTTGGGCCGACCTCCACGCTTGGTAGGAGTCGTTGCATTCTTCTTGGATTCGTTCTCTTGCATTTTTTAGGGTGTTGAAAATTGAACGTGCTGAAATTTTGGTTTCATCCGCAAGGGTGCGAATGCTCATATCGGTGTTGTGATAGAGGGCAAAGATCTTCTTGTCGTACCAATGCCATTCGTCAGCGAACTCCCAAATCTCGTTGTACAGGCTGACGAGGTTCTTTTCGGCTTCTTCGTTGGCCTCCTCGAAGATAAGGTCATCCTCAATGGTGGAGATGTCTACAAACTCGAATCTTGCTTTTGCCTTCATTAAGCTCGTGTACATATTTCGAAGCGTAACGTAGACAAAAAAGGTATTGACCTCCTTCTCGTTGTACATTATTTTCTCTGCGTCCTCAACATATTTGTACAGGCGCACGTACATTTCTTGGACAATATCTTGCGCAAGCTCTTGGTCTGCACCAAAGCTCCGGGCCATCCGAATCCAATCGGTATGACGTGCCGCAAGTATTGTCAGGAGTTCCAACTAAATTCAACTATTAGTATACCGATCGCAACTTGTATTTGTTGGATGGTTTCTTCTTCATCAAGGTAGTCGGTCTTTGACCAATTCACACCAAGAACAAAACCATACACGGGGTAGATGCCAACATTAAAATTCATCGAAGGTCTTTTTCAGATTTAAATATAGTTCTTTATATTTAACTAACTCGCTTACCATATCGTTAAGCCGTTTGACTTCGTTCTCCAAAGAACTTACATCCACGTTTTCGATGGCTTCAATGGGGTACTCCTCACGGATTTCACAGGCAACCTTGTATGCCCAACGGTAGTCTTTGTAAGCGAGTCTTGCTCCGTGTTCCTTATAAGCGTGGACAATGGACGAATGGTCACGACCTATGATTCTTCCTATCTCTATCAGCGTAGCCTTGCTTCGGTAGGCGTTGGCGAATGCGCCTCTTGCAAGGGTGTATTCCCTTTTGCGGGTGTCCCTGTCCTCAAGTCCAAGACGTGCGAAAATAGCGTTCTTGGCTCGCTCCATTTGTTGTAATTCGAAAGCTCTCATTTGCACTTGATTGGTTTAAGTTCTTTTGTTTTGTATTTCTCCAAGATTTGAGTCATCGGTAGCATATAGTGCTTGTGGTCTTTCAGGCGTTTGATGCTCATTACGCTGCACCATTCAACGAGCTTGTCTTCGTTGTCTTGGATGATGGTGTAGTCAAGTACAAGGAATTGATCGCCTTTTGCTTCAAAGCATTCAAACTTCTGAAACGGAGAGAAGATCTGCTTCATATATTGTCCTCAATGATTTTTTGCAGTCGCTCAATCTCGTAGTGCATCTCCTCGTTGTCAACCCGTAGCTTGGCGTTGGCGAGGTACATCTCGTTCATCTTGCTCTCAATGAACTGACGGTAGTCAATGAACTGTTGTAGCAGGAGGTCTGCGTAGTGGCAATTCATTACGTGGTGCAGCATCTCGTCCTGTACCTCTCGTCCGTTTGCTTTGTCTGCTGCTTGCTTTGCAAGGAACATTGCCGTACCGGCAAGCATCAGTTGTTTCTCTCTGATGTAAAGGTCGTGGGAATCGTCAGAAGGGTACATCAGCAGAGGGGGTTTCGTCTTCTTTTATGCCGAGCAAGTTACGACCATTCATCTTGAATCCAACATTACCAATTATGGACTGTAAGACGAGGGGTGTTTCTAATGGCGTTACACGGCCTCCTGTTTCCATCTCTTTGACCTTGCGGACGTGGATGTGAGTGTAGATCCAATCGACCTCGCTCTGCGAGTACCTGTGAACCACGAGTACCGAATCGGCCCTGTTGCCCCACTTGCCGCCACCTTCAATGTCGGAGGTCATCGGTGGCATTGGCATCCCTGCGTAGGTATGGCTTGGCGGGTGCGTCTTACGCATTGCCTCCGTTACGGGGTGGGTGTTGACGATGGTCGTGACGTTGTTCTTGTGGGCGAAGACTCGTATGGCAGAAGCCACCTCGTAGTGGTATTCGTGCATACCCGTCTTGCCAAGTTTTTTCTGATCGGTAGACAACGAGTTGTATGGGTCTATCAACGCACCTGTGTACTCCCATTCGTTTTTGATAGAGTCCATTACGTCCAAGAGTTCAAATGCGTTAAATAGTCTGTTGCCGTCTATGAACTGAAAGTACTCATTGATGAAGTCAAGCTTGCGGTGCATCGTAAGTTCATCAAGACCCTGAATGGGCTTGCAAGCAAGAAACTCAATGAGCTTGCGCTTGAGTGAATGCACATCGTTTTCCGATGAGTAGATGAGCCACTTCTTGCCGTGATTGTAACTCTGCAAGAGCATCAGGTACATCAAGGTGTGGGTCTTGCCCACATTAGCGTGGCCTGTTACGACCACAAATTCTCCATCTTTGAAGCGTAAGTATTGGTCTAACTCAAAGACACCGAGCTTTCCGGTGTCGTAGTACTTGCCTTTAAGCGCACGTTGTAGGTATGGAAGCGATGCTTCGTTTGGTAAAAGGTCGGGATGTTTCATATTCTGATTGGTCTGACAAATATAGAAAAGTTTTCTAAATAAAAAAGCCTCCCGAAGGAGGCTCTATCACAACGATGCCAAGAAACCAATCAGAAAGGCGATTCGTTGCGTGTAGCGAAGTGTTCGGTGTGCGAAGCGGGTGCGGCTGATTGGCCCGTCATCCACTTGTTAAAGGTCTCTGCGTTCGCCAAGATGGTGTTCACATCGTGACCGGCTGCACTTGCATACTCTACTGCTGCCTTCAGGGCAACTTGGCGGATGATGGAAGCGGAACGGTCATCTCCTGACGATTTCGAAGCGTTGGAAAAGCTGCCTCCGAAACTTCCACCACCGCCAAAATTGTTTGGGCGTTGGATTTTGATAGTACCCTTTTCGTTCTTGGAGTACTCTACCTCATCACCTACTTGGTAGGATGGGGTTTGTGATTTTGCAAACGCAGTTCCGAAGTCACCGTTGTCGAAACGGATCTCTAACTTGAACAGGTCTTGCCATTGCCCCGTAGGGGTGATGCTTACGATTTTAGCCATTGTTGATTGGTTTTAAATGAATAGAAGTGATTGCTGCTCCAATACCTGAATCTTGGCTTCAAGTTCCTGTACTTTGTTTTGGAGTGCTTGGATTTGCGCTTGCTGCGCAATTAACGCTTGGGAGTAGGTGTCCTGTGAAAGGTTGAGTGTCATAATGATTGGTTTTAGTTGACAGGACAAATATAATCAATTTTGCTCAACCACCAAACCTTGAAAGGTAATTTCTGCAGTGTCGGGATGTATGTCGGGATCGTGTTCCATCTTTAGCTTCCGGACATACGCTCGTGAGTCATCCTTCACTCCTCCCCATTTGCGGAATGCGTCAAGGGCAAACTTGACCGCCATAATAGAGTTGTCTATGTCGTAGCGGTAGTTGACCTTGCAGGTTATGTAGACGTGCTGAATGGGTACGCAGTCGTACTCTTGCAATTGTTGCAACACTTCAGCGCAATGCTTGTCTTTGGCCTTTGCTCGTACCGTCCAATGCTTTGATGCGTAGAAGGCATTGAGGCTTGGGACTTTGCCCACTACAACGTGGTAGGACTTTAGATGTCCTGTTGCAGGTACCCGCATTGGATGGCGAAGTGAATATCAATCTTTGCGATTTCTGCAAGAATTGATTGCTCTTTGTATTTCGCCTCTTGGCGGGCTTGGTAGGTGCTATCGCAGTTGGCGAACAGGGAAGCGCATTCAGCGAGCAAGAAGTCAATCTTCCTGCGCTTGGCAGGGTTAGTATAGTACTGCATACTTGACATCGTTGATTTGACCTGTTGCGCTTGTTCCTGAATGCTCATCGGTGGTTTGTTGCTTTATTTGGCGTTCTAATTCAAACTCAAGGTGTGCGATAGCCTTGCGGATGTCTTGGGTTATGGGGTTGTTGGGCTTCTTTCCTGCTCGCATCAGGTAGGTGAGTGCCGTACCTAAATTGTAGTTGTCAGGTTGGAAGTCCATCACCACATCCTTCGCCTCTATGCCGAGTGTTTTCCCGATGTAGTATGTTGGTGTCTTGCTCATTCTCTGATGGTTTACCCAAAGGTAAGTCATCCCAATAAATGAAAATATGGTCGTTCACTATTTAGAATGATTAAAAATTAGCATAATCTATGCATAGGTACTTGCGTATGTCAAGTTTATTTAGTTTTTTTTACAACTTACTTAACTTACTTACTTAAGTTAAACTATAACTTGACTTAACTATCAAGTAAGTCAATATATAACTTGACCAACTACTTGAAAGAAAAAGAAACTTAACAAAGAAAAAGAAAGGAATCTTTGATTTAAGCCACTATTATATGCGAAACCATACAACCATCCCACTTTTGGTAGAAAGTGTATGAGAACGCATATAAATGCCCTCTACGGGCTTATTCCGTCAGTTTGTCAACCCACCGCTTGATGAGGTAGGCAAACGTCAAGATGAAAGCCAAAGCTCCCAAGTACGATTCCAAAGTCCACTTCTTGACCTTCGGCTCCTGCTTGGTGAGGATTTTGGTTTGGGTGATGCGGATCGTATCCGGTTCGCAAGCTGCCTCAACCACGACCTTTCGGTCGATGTACTGAAGCTGCACCCGAACCTTGTCTTTGTAGATTACGGTGTCCTTCATCACCTCCAATGTGTCGAGCAGGTACTTTGGCTCCGTGACAATCACCGTGTCCCTTACAATCACACTCTCGAGGATAGGTTGAGCAGTACGGCATCCGCTAACTGCCGCAAGAAGTACACTCGTCAGGATTGTCAATATTGCAAGTCGGTTGTGGCGCATTTTCTAAATCGTTGATGAAGTCCTCTAAAGAAGCCAATGGAATTTGGTTTTGACGTTAAACGAAGGGCAGGCCTTGTTTGCGTACTCGTTGTGTCCGTGAAGGGATAGCTCTCCGTGTGCTGCTCGCAATGCCTGTATCAAATTAACCAACGCTACCTCTTGTGCTTCGTTCAAAGTGTCCTTCGCTTTCATCTTGGAATCGCATCCGCCAACATACACCACACCAATAGAATCATCGTTGTGACCGCTTGTATGCGCTCCCACCTTCTCAATAGGTCGGCCTTCGTGTACCGAGCCATCCAAGTAGATGACATAGTGGTAGCCGATGTCCTTCCATCCACGCTCCAAATGCCACTTGCGGATTGTTGCTACGTCAAAGTGTTTACCTTCAGGAGTAGCGGTACAATGGAGGATGATGCGCTTGAGAGTTCTCATTGGTTTTGATTTTGGTAAAATCTTGCTCGGTATTGGTTTTGATTTTCGTAACCCTGAATGAAGTTTTGTCAAATTTCATGCAAATATTGCGGATTGCGATCTGCGATATTACGGCTCAAGCATTATGCTTAATGTGCATTATACTGCACAAAAGTGAGCGGTATTGTGTATTTAATTATACATTGCCCGATAAAGTGCTATTTTTTGCACGATGGTTCGGTAAATATCCGAATTAGCTTACAAAATTTAGCGACCTTGCCCTCCGTAGGGCTTCTTGTAATTCTTGCTCCGCTTATTGCTGCTTGCACTCTTTGAATGCTTGCCTCGCTTCTTGCTCTTGCTGACGTGATTACTTACCGCCTGTTGCTTTGCCATCGTTAGGGTCTTTTAGGAACATAAGGGCGAACGCCCCCATCAGGAAAGCAGATACTTCCGTCAGAGTAGCTTTCTCAAAAAACACCAAGACAAAGCAAAGGCCCACTATAAGCAGGCCTAATACTGTTGTCTTTGGGTCTTTCCAAATACGCTCAATCAACATTGTTCTTCTCCTTTAGCCAATCCCTGCGCCACTTCCATAAGGTGTAAGCAAGAGACGCTACCAAGACCAACAAGCCAAGAGCTTGATGAATGTAGCCGACAAGGAGTCCTGCTCCCGTTAAAGACCAAGACGTGATAACGCTATCAGCCGACTCCTTTGTCATCTTTGTTGATTGTATTCTCGTAGGCCTGAATCAGTACACGGACTTCATCAAGTTGCATTAAGAGGTTCGCCTCTTGCTGCTTCAATGCCTCCAAGCGTTGTGTCAAATGTTCCATTAGTAGGGGTTTTAATTCCCTGCTAAATTACAATTATTCGCCTTCTGCAGGTACGACTTCCTCAACTACAGGTGCAGGCACCATCGCCCAAGCATCAGCAGCAAGTTGGCGGTAGTAGCCTTCTGCTCCCAATACCTCATCGGCTGCGGGGTCGTTTACCTGAAGCACCGTGCGCCAATAAGATGAGGCGATAACTGCGCCATCTTTGGTTACATCGGTGGTCTTGCGTACTTCAATCGTTCCGTCAATCTTGACGTTGAAGGCCGAAATGTAGATTACTTCTTCAATCATTTTGTTTAGTTTTATTTTTTATACAAAGTAGAATCCTGCGAGTCTAAAGGTTGAATCATTTGCAAAATCCGCATTAGTTATTGGCGTTTGCGCTCCACCACTAATAAATTCATCAAGAATTAAAGTATTTGTGTTTACAATGGCTACACACGCAGGTACGGTGCTAAATGTTATATTAATAAACGCTCCTATTGTAATTGGTATAAAATCCGCATTAGTTGAAGGTGATACGTTAAATGGTAGTCCTGCGATTGATACCGAACCCGTAGATGAGCCTTTGTTTGAAAGAGTAACAACGATACTAAAAGACACCTTGTTTCCAACTTTGGTGTACTTTGCTGCTTGCGTAAGGTAAGTGATACCAACAGATGCACCACCAAAAGCAACAGTCGGAGTAAAAGTCCCCTCCTCGTAGTCATCAAGGGCGTTGGCTGCAAGGGTGTCCCCGTTGAAGCATAGTCCGTTTGCCGTGAAGCGACCTGCTTCTGCATTGTTTGGGGCAAAGATTATTGAATTGCCTGCTGCTGCGTTGATAGTAATGTTTGAAGCAATAGCACCAACATATCCAATGCGAGCAGCAGCTGAATCCGTAAAGTCAATGATATTGGTAGTACCACTTGTACGCTGAAGCGTCAACCAAGCGTCAGCTCCCGCAACGTGCAAACGAGTAGCAGGCGTATTCGTGCCGATGCCTACGTTGCCTCCGTTTGTTATTTTTAGGCGATTCGTGAATGTCGCTGCGGCTCCTGCTCCCGATGTGTTTTCGGGTGCAGTACTGAAATCATAGTCACCATTGATACAAGCAAAACGAGTTGCGAATCCATTAGCAAAGTATTTGAAAGCACCATCGTAAAAAGAATTGCTCCAAATTTCAGATTGGTCTTCATAACCCACAAATGCGTTTCCACCAATGGTTTGGAATCCTTTGAACAATTGCCAATTGCTGATAGCAGTAGTTCCGCTACCAACAAAAGCCGTTGACAAAGCAAGAGCCGAATCATTACCCAAGCCATCAGATAGGTATTTAGCCGTACCGCTTAACGGCCCGTTATCCGTAACCTTAATAAGGCTATCGTAGGTGTCCTGTGGGGTAGTCCCCGTTAAAGTTGTTCCCATTAGTTATTCCAAGTTGTGTCCCAAGTGTTCCAAATTTCAGCAATCAAGTTCCAAGCCGTCTGCTCGTTGTTGCCGTACAAGTTCGTAGTAGGGTGACCATACGACAACGGCTGAACGTATCCCCAAGAGATACTATTCGTTGCAGCAGCCTGACCCCAATAGATGTCATTGTTTGCTGCTCCTTGTCCCCAATCGCCTTGTATTCCCATTCTCTCCTAAATAACTTTTTAGCTTGACAATGTTGCTCGGCTTCGGTTTGTAGGTATCCTTCTTCTTCGCCATACTAAAGCACCCACGATGAAAAGTTGGCATCCGTGTCAGGGAACACATCAGCGTTGTTGTTCAAGTAGTATTCAGGGAAGGTCGCCTGATTGTAGCTCATATAGGTGATGAAGCGGTCAGTATAGTACTGCGCAATGTTGCGCTCCTTCTCAACCAAGAAGTCAACCTCTAACTTGTCTACGCTTGTAGAATTCTCGCTTGTGTGCTTAAATACTCCACCGTTAGAGATCGTGTATGCCGCAAAGGGAATGTACTCAACCGCTGCCCAATGGATGACCATAGGCTGAAGGTAGTCATTCACCAACGCCAAGTAAGGGTTGGCAAGAGTATTGTTCAGAATATCATTGCTGATTTTATCGTACAACTTCGTACCTGTGTAATTCTGAATGTGAATGTCTTGAGCAATAGAGATGAACGAAATAAATTTGTCGGTGTCGATATTGCCACCAAGCACAGTATTGCGTACTAAATCTTCACGCTTGATCCAAAGGGCCTTCATTATTTTTTATCCGTATTTAAGTGATCCCCGTGAGGGTGTGTCAAT